ACCATCATAACTATTGTCTCCAGTATTTTTCCAGTCAATAGTAGTATCAAGACCTTGCATATCATCTTCAACTTCATTCTCCCGCATCTTACGTCTTGTAAATTTCTTAGCTGGTATTCTGTAAGCTAACTCAGACTTCGGGCGATCCATACCATCTTGTATAGGTTTAAAGAAAAAAGGATAATTAATACTTATAGGTACTACTTTATCCGTAAACATTTTCTTAGCATCGGCACCACTTTTAGATAGTACACCAAATCTACTATCACTCGCTAATGTAGCTAAATTAACGGTTTCAGCTGAACTCATAAAAGAAAAACCAGATCGTCTATTCTTTAAATAGCACATACCATAACATCTTCTATCAGCTTTACAAGCTTCCCAAAATATAAAAAACAATCTATTCGCTTCTCTAAAATCTGGAGCTCCAACATCAATTTTACTCCATTGAAGATACATATAGTAACTACCAGGTAAGTACGTTGGCTTACCGTTATTCATAAACCAAAAGCCGTTATCTCTTCTGTCAAACTCTTGATCTATGTAACTGTAGTGTTGTTCTTTAAATTCTTTAGGATAATCCTCCCAATCAAATCTAGTCTTTATTTTTTTAAAAGCGTCTGGGATTTTAAACTTACGCCACTTCTGCTCTTTTTTATTTTTAGAACAACTAAATATATTATTAGGCTCTTTAGGTAAAGCTATTTTTAAACCTTGTATTTCTAGTATTTCACCTATCTGCCCAGACTTAGATATTACTACAACATCACTGTCTTTGTCGTAACCATATTCCCACTTCTTACTTTTATTAAGTCTGTGTATAGTAGTAAGTTTTATAGGCTCTATTATCTTGTATAAAGACTGCTCGTACATTACTTACTCCTCCCTTCAGCAAAACCTTGAAACTTAGGTTTACTTGTTTGTGGTTTATCTAAATCGTTCAGTATTCTCTCTTCGTCTTCTATTCTAGTAAGTATTTCAAAGGCATCAAAGATAGCTAACTTCTTTGTGGCTGCAGCGTTTTTTAATCTATCAGCAGATATATCATCGTCAGAATCTACGATAGGTTCTTCAGCAACTTTTATAAGCTCTTCAACTGCTTTCCGCCCAGCTTGGATTATATTCTTCTTCGTCTCCTTTGTATTCATATTCAATTGTAATAAAATCGTTTAAAACCCTATAAAGTCTTTCACCATCAACAACAAACTCAAACTCACTACTAGGTCTAAAGCCTACTAATTGTGTAGGAAGAAAAGTACCATCAGAGTATTTAACTATACCGACTAATGGTCTTTCTTCTTGTGTAGAATATTTATTTATACTCTTAATTGGTTTTACAAATGTATAGCCTTTTATACACTGCCAGTTTAAAGCTTTATACATATATATCTGGTCAGGGCTAGCTAGGTATTCATTTTCTTTTAAAAACCCCCTACTATTTTTTTCAACACCTTTTACGTTGTGCCAACGTCTAAATATATTGTGATGAACTATTATTTCTTGACCTTCTTGTAGTTTATGTACATTATCAACAGGAGTAGAGACAACAACAGCTTTGCGGTTAACGTATCCATGATTAAATATTTCAGTGTTAACTATTAAGCTCTTGCCATCAGCTACTTTTATAGAGTTGTTATATCTTTCACCTAAAGGCTTTATTATATAATCGTATAAAGGTTTCATTAATAATTAAGGTCATATTCAACAGATATAGCCATGTTCTTGTTGAAATCTTTCCAAGGAATAACAACGTCTTTTTTTCTAATATAAATAGAGTACTTTTCTTCTTCCTCTAATATATCACATATTGTGTGACCACCATAAACATCTTGACCAACTGAATAATGCATGGCATCATTTTTATAGTCTTTGCCTACAGTAATTTTTCTAATTACGTGACTTTCCATCTTCTGGTGGATAGTTTATAGTACCATCATCAAGGTTGATGTCAAAACTACCATACTGTTGACTAAAGTCGTTTTGCATTTTAATTATCTGACCTTGTATTTGAGAATGTTGATGTAAAAGTTCATGCTTCTGAGTTTCTATAGATCCTATTCTAAATTGAACAGCATTGTTTCTATTTACCAAATCTTGCATTTGTTTTAACTCAACTTCTGTTATTTTTTCTGCTTTAGGTTTTAAGTCTATTACTTTTTCTTTTGTTGCCATAATAAAATTTAATTTACTTTTTTGTTTTTTCTAATGATCGTCCTCCGAAGTAAGCACCGATCACTGTTATTAATACTAATTGTAATAAGTCAGTCCACTTTTGTTCTACATTAAAAGTAATAGCACCAGCATCAATAAATATCATTAACACTGTAGAAACAACTAGAAATATAAGCACTAGTGGTCTAACGTTCTTTGATAACCAAGAATCAGACTTCATGTCTGCTTCCCAACGATTAGTTACCTGCTTTTGCATTTCTAACTCGTGGTTAGATATTAATTCTTTTATCTTATGCTGTGCAGCTAACTTTTCTTCTTTAGAAGTGGTGAGGTCGTCTAAGACCCCACCAACATCTTTAATAAGTTTACCTGCTCCAGTAGATAATACTTTCTGCAGTAATCCCATTTATTTCTTTTTATTCATAATAAGTCCTGTGCCTCTACCTTTTCCTTTTCCAAAAGACTTAATGTTTTTAATAGCTTGCTTTTTAGATTGAGTTGGCTTAGCTTTACTAGATGCAGCAGCTCTTCCCGCAGCCTTTTCTTGTACAGCAGGTTTACCTCTTTTAACAGATTTAGGCGGTGCCATTTTAGCTGGAGATTTCTTCATTAACTTCATTGCTGCTGGTTTAAGCATTTTAGCGGGTGAAGCCAAGATCTTGTCTCTTAACTCTTTTGGTAAATTCTTTTGTTTACCAACTAAAGCTTTTTTAGCGGGAGATTTTTTCATCATCTTTGCTGGAGACTTTTTAGCCATTTTTGCCGGTGATTTTTTCATCATCTTGGCAGGAGCTTTCTTCATCATGATTGTTTGTTTTTGATGTGTTTGTACATTGATTTTCCTAGGAGCTCACCAAATTTACTATCACTCTTATAGTGGGCGTGAGCTACTCTCCTGCTATAAGATATTTTTTTAGCTAGATTCTTAAAGTCTTCTCTTTTTTGCGGATAGTTATCACCTAATACTAGTGCAACTAAAAACCCTTGAGCCGAGTGACCTGACGGGTAAGACTTTGTTTTCATAGACTCCATCTCTACGTCTTGCATAGTAACATTTATTTTACCAGCAACTTCTTTAGGTCTTGGTCTATTGAAATGATTTTTTAAATCTAAAATTATAGGTGCTGATTCTTTTATAAGTTCAGCAGCTATAGTTTCATCGTAATCTTTTATGTTTTTTCTTTTAGCTAACTCTTTAAAAGCTTTTTCTATATCGTCATGCTTCTTTACAAAGTCTTTATTTAAAGGTATTTTATTTAAAGCTTTAACCTCTAGCATAGTGTCAAAAGAACTATCACTAGGTGGTTTCATTTTTTTAAACTCTGAGTAATCATAATCATCAAAATAATTACCGCTTATAGCTTCGTTAGCTTCTTGTTCCCATGGAAACATATTACTACCTTCAGGGTAAAACTTACCATTATATTTTATCTTACCATCTTTTCTTTCGTATTCTTTACCTCTGTAAACTACTTTATCGTCGTCGTAAGACAAAACCCCGTTCTTAATCTGTTTAGCATGAAAGCTTTCGTGAGCTATTATGTCTTTCTCTTGTTGACTACCTTTCTTGACGGACTTATCAATATATACACTCCCGTCTAGATTAGCTTCACCTAGCACACCATCATCTAAATCTTTTCTAAGTATAGGAGTGTTTCTGTTCATTACCTTTCTTTATCTTTAATCATATCATCAATAGCCTTATTCATTACTTTGTCTGTGTAAGACTTGTTATCGTAATAAGGGTTTTTTATTGTAACAGGTATATCTTCTTCACCTAGTAAAATACGATATATTCTACTTATCATATGATTACACTTAAATGACGTTTTGTAAACAGCGTACTTCATAGTTGTACGATTTCTTTCTCGCCAAACATCTATCCAGCCATCTCTACGTAGTCTCTCCCATCTATGCTTGTCCCATGAATAAGCATAAACCCCTTTTATAAATTCATCTCTAGTGAAACGATTTAAGCAATTTAAATATATTAATAGCTCTAGATCAGCGTCATTTAATTTGTTAGCTTTACATATCCATTTACGTACTATTCTATAATACTTAAATAACTGTATTTGTTTTATGTCATCAGCTGTTATCCTCATCTACTAATACTACATCTCTTAAACGTATAACTCTATACATTATATCATCGTACTCTACGTCGTGACCAGCATGTTGATCGTACATAACTAAGCTATTTACTTTTATAATTTCAGCTAGATTACCAACAGATACTACTTTAGCTTTCTTATATCTATTATCTACATCTGTATCATCAGTTAAAAGCAAACCTCCAGAGGTTTTCTTTTCTTCTTTAATTTTTTCTATAACTATATAATCATTAACTGCCTTCATTTACTCTTACGTTTGAAATTACACAATCAGCTGACATAATAGTCAAAGCTACAGACACGGCGTTCTTTAATGCTGTCTTAGTTACTAGCACTGGATCTACAATACCGCTATCAACCATATCTACACATTCACCAGTTATAGCGTCAACACCCACTCCTACAGCACATTCCTCTTTGCATGTAAAACCTGAATTAGCTAATATAGTTTCGTAAGGCGATCTTATAGCCTCTAACAATATACCACCAGCTTGGCTGGTTAAAATTTTTTCCGATGCGTTAAGTAATGCAACACCTCCGCCCGGGACAATACCTTCTTGCAATGCTGCTTTAGTAGCGTATATAGCGTCTTCAACACGATCTTTCTTTTCTTTAAGTTCAACCTTAGAGTCAGCGCCAACCTTTATAACACCTACACTACCGGATAATGTAGCTAGACGTTGTTCTAACTTCTTTTTAATAAATCCGTTTTTCTCTTCTGATATTTTATTTTTAACCTCTTCTATTCTTTCTAAAACATTTTTATTTACATCCATAGTTATGGTAGTGTTCTTGTCGTCAGTTACAGCAAAGTCAACTTCACCTAAATGCTCTGGTGTTATAAGGTCAAGATCATCGCCTAGCTCTTCGTTAATAACAGTAGAATTAGTTAGTATAGCTAAATCTTCTAACGCTTCTACTCTAGTAGGTCCAAAACCTGGTGGGTCTACAATATTAACTTTAATATTACCTTTAACCTTATTCATTAATAAAGCAGATTTAACTTGCTGAGCTACTGGAGCTACAATAAGTAACGCCCTACCTTCTTTTATAACATGTTCTAATACACCTTGTATTTTTCTTATATTAGGTATTTCAGAGGAAACAGTTAACACGTATGGTTTATCTAACTCACATATGTGTTTTTCTACGTTTGTAACAAAATGTGGAGACGTGAGACCGCAATCTATTTGCGCACCGTCTACAACATCCACGTAAGTATCTTCAGTGTCACTTGTTTCCATTAAAACAACACCGTGCTTACCTACTTTTTCATAAGCTTCAGCTATGATAGCTCCTAGCTCTTTATCATTATTGCAAGATATAGCAGCTACAGCGCCTAGCATATCTCCTTTTACCTCTATGGCAGTAGAATTTAGGTACTCCATAACCTCCACTAGGCATTGGTTAACTCCATCTTTAACTTCTCTGATTGAAACGCCTGCAGCGACGGCAAGACGTATAGAATTTATAAGCGCTTCGACTAAAACTGTGGCGGTAGTTGTTCCATCACCCGCTTCTTTTACAGTGTTACGTGCAGCTTCTTTAACAAGGGTTGCACCCATATTCTCGACCGGATCAAATAAGACTACGCTTTCCGCAACGGTTACACCATCTTTTGTTATGACCGGCTTGCCGCGTCCATCTTCGTAGATTACGCACTTACCTGATGCGCCTAATGTGGACTTCACGGCTTTTGCTAGCTTATTAACGCCAGCAATTACTCTATTCTCAGCTTCCTCGCCAAAGTTTAGATCTTTGACC